ACAATCCTGTCTGAAAGAAAACTAGGCAGTATCTTGAGGAAGTCAAGGAACAAGTTAGCCGCCCACCACGCACCAACAATCTTGAACGCCATGTCTGCTTGCTTTTGGTATTCATTCATCGCCCACACTTTACTTGAGCGCAGTGTTCCATTGCCTCATAAATACCCACATACACCAAGAACAGCACCAAGGCAATACCGCCAAACATTAAACCAATTTCAAGCTGTTCTTGGTCTTTGGCTTTCTTTTTTGCGGCGGCTTCTTTCTCACGCCGAGCGTTGTGTGCGTCTTCCACATCCATTGCCTGTGCGCGGGCTTTGATCTTGTTCCAAACGTCTACCTTGTTGGCTTGGAAGAACAGCATCTGTAATTCTTTTTCAAAAGCCGCCGCCTGATCCAGCGCCATCTCAATCTGTAGGGCTGTGCCCATAGACGAGCCCCCCTTCTTCTTAGCCTCTACAGCCGCCTTGGACGCAGTGGACTTGGCATCAAAGTACTTACCCAGCACAGGGCCGAGCGATGCTACATCATCAACAGTCTTTGATGCCTGCTTGATGAGTTTGACAGCCGACTGTATGCCAGCTAGAGCTGTGATGGGATCAATCACGGGAACGCCCAGAGAACAATATAACTGCCCGCTATGATAAAGCAGACTACACAGGCTGCGGCAATGAATGCTTCAGCCCAGTCCCACATGATTAGGGCGCGTCAGGCCAAGTGGTTGTCCAAGGGAACCCAGCTTGTGACGTAATATCACGGAGCGCTTGGCGGTACGTAGCCCATACTGCTTTATCGGCAGTGCTGTCGGCGATCTGAGTCCAGTCAGAATCCTTGAGCTTTTCTGTACGGGTTTGGCGCACAGCTTTAGCTTGCTCAGCATCTTTCATTGCTTTGTATGCAGCCTCGTTCTCAGCGGCTGTTTTGGCAGGCTGGTCTTCTGTGGCTGGTGTGTCTGTAAAGACGGGGCCAAGGATGTACTTGGTGTACCACTTGCCGTCAAGCTGCTCTACGCCTGCGCGTTGGCTGTACTGATAGACCGTACCGCCTGTAGCTTGTGGGCCTTCAAAGACTACATCAGCGCCGATGGCTTCCATGACTTCAGGAGTCAGTTGGTCGTAGGATGGGCCATTGTTGGCAAGTAAGTACGAGCGAAGTTCGCCTTCATACATTACCTGACTTGTTGAACGTAAACGAATTTCCATGATGTGTCCTTATGCGATTGCCAAGAAGATGTATGTACTGCCAGAGGCATTCAAGGCGGCTGGTGCGGCGGCTGTTACTTTAAACCCAGTTGTGTCTGTGTCAACGTAGTTTGTACCTGTGACTTCAGCGCCAGTAGTATTTAATAACAAATACGGGTCGTTACCGGAGCTAATACCCCTTGCAGAATCCCAAACATACCAGTCGCCCGTGCTGTTTGTGCGCTTGATTAAAACAAACCTAGCGCCCGATGTGAAGCCGCAATCGACTGTAAGTAGTGCCGCAGTACCTGTGTAGGTTCCAACCTTGCTCACGCCTGCTACGGTGGCGAAGAGGTATGCGACAAAAGTTTCACCTGAGCTATTTGGGTAAAAGGGCGTTAAATATATATTGCTTGATGTTGGCTGAGAATACAAATTTACACCGAAGCCGTATGTGATTCCTGTAGTATTTGCGGCACTTGTATTTAGCACAAGCCGAGCATAGTCTATAGCTGTAAAACTGTTATAGGTTTGCCAATCTGCTGCGGCAGTCCTCCTTTTTGTGATGATTAGCTCTGGCGCTACGCCCAAGTTATGAGCAAGCGCCCTGTTTGATACCCCGTCGCCACTCCAGCAAACCTCATCAAAGAAGCCGGGGGCACGTCGGAACATCCAAGATCTGTCTGCTGAATCAGACCCTACTGCACCAAGCGTTGAGTATCCCGTCATGCCATCAAAAATGTACAACGGTGATGCCGCAGTCTCTGCTTCTGTTAAGTTGGGTTTGACCTGTACCGCCCCACGCAATCTGTCACCAGCTTGCCAATCACCGCCACCTGTTGTGACGTCTGATTTGCGGAGCGCCCAATCAACAGGAAACCCTGCGACCCATCGCGGCATAACTCCGGCTGTTCCAGTGCGGGATGCGGATGTATACACACTCGTACCCAATGTCGGCACTTTCATCGGGCCACGGCGGATGGCGATGTAGATGTAGGTAACACCACCTAAACCTGCACCCATGTTCCCACCCACAGTAAACCCTGTAGATGTGGCATTGACTGTGCTTGATGCACTACCCTCTACAGCCGAAAGATTTGGATACAACCTTGCCGATGCAGACGTAGCAGTGAGACCTCGCATTGAATCATACATTTCCCAGTTTGATGTATCGCTACTAGCTTTTACCATTACCCATTGAGGCTCATACCCAAGGCTAACAGTTGCATTTCCAGAACCATTAACAGTAAACGACCCACACGAAATCACATTGTCTGAACCAGTCAGACCAAAGCCGCCTGCGTCATGGGCGAAGAGGTAGGCTACGTATGTTGCACCGTTTTCATTGACTTGACCGTCAGTTGCAACGGTGAAATTTGTGCTTGTTGGGGCAATAAAATTTGTATTGTCGCCCCACCAAAATCTTCCATTGGTGTTTTGTGCGGAAGTAGCGTTTAAAACAAGCACTCCATTTCCTGTGCCGCTGTTTATGCCTCTGTGATAAACCGCCCATGCATCTGCACTACTTGTTTTTTTAACAAAAATGCACCCCGGTGTTGAACCAAGATTATGCGCTACTGTTCTACCCGCAGTACCATTCCCCGTATAAGTCACAATATCAAAGAACTTTGGTTGCTTGCGGAATGTCCATGAGACATAATTCTCTGGAGTAACATTAAGACCGTAATTAGTTCCAACACCGTTAGCATCTGCACGAAGCGTAAAACCATTGGTGTTGAACGCAGAAATACCTGCTGTGTTTTCTGGAAAACCAGTCTGTGCAGGGTTTGTCGTATTGGTGTAAAGAATGTTACCGTTGGTAAGCCCCCGAGCAGAATCTACAACGCAATTGTTATACGCAAAACTCCTGTCTTTCATCCACACCATACCACCTTTGGTAGATAAATCAATACCGTTGGTGATCGTCTGAATTGCGGTTGTCCCCGTGTAGAGGTATGTGCTGAACACTTCCTCGATGTAGTTGACCACGGCGGATTGTGCAAACTCACCAAAGCCTTGAGCAGACGCAGCACCACGGGTAGCTATTAAAGGCATGTTGTGTCCTTACGCAAACTTGGTCTGTGCAGCAAACACGGTAAATGTCGCGCTGCCCGTTTTAACAATTGTGTAAGTGTAAGCGTCGATGCTAGAGGCATTACCCGCAGACCAAGCAGTACCGCCTTGGTATTTTGGTGTCACACTGCTACCGTCAACCTGAACCACGTTGTTGTAGTAAGCAGTTGAACCTTGGGTTACAAAGAACGCAACGGTAACGGATTCGCCAGTAGACATCAAAGTATTAAGCGATGTGCCGCTAGAGCCACGGAAGTTGACCGTCCAGTTAGCCGAAGCATTGCTCGTGTAGTACAACACAGCCTGAGTGGTTACGTCGTAGTTGATTGTGCCCGTAGCGGCAGTGGCAGAAATTGTGGCGGTCTCTAACACATCACCAATTTTTAAACCGGCAGTGCTGGAAGTACCCACGGCGGTAAGTTTCTGAGCAACTGTTGTATTTCCAGACTGAAGCGTAATAGCCGTTGTACCCGCAGACTGAAGTTCTAAAATACCTGACGCATCTGCCGTGACGATCGCGCCGCCTACGACTGTATCTGCATTGATTGTTGTGGTCATGTATTACTCCAATGCTTGAATTTGAGCAGTGAGGGCTGTGATCTGAGCCATCAGTTGTTCTTTGGTTGGCGCAGGTGCTGGCGCTTCAGGAACATACGCGGCATCACGAGCTTGCAACTCAGCAATCTCTGCGGGTGTTAAGTCAACACGTTCGCCGTTTACAATTTTATGTGTGTGCATATTAGGTCATCCCTATGAGTTGAACTACACCGGTCAAAGTCCCTGAACCCGGCAGTATTTGAACGGCGTTAACAGCGCCAGTTGTACTTAATCTAGCGCCCCCGCCCATGAGGATGTTGTATATGCCAGAGCCATCAATAAATCCACCCGTAAAAGAAATGTTGGTTCTACTGGCATTGGAAGGGTTCCAAAGGTATACATCAATACACCCACCACCGTTTGTTGCAGTGGATGACCAACTAGCACCCATCCTAACTTCCGTAGCACTGTTTGCGCCTGTATAGTTTGGTGTAGCTGTATCTTGATAGTATGCTACCCAACGATAATCGCCGCTCGTGCTGTCGTAAGACGAACCATTATTTGTTGAGGTACGGATATAAAACTGAGTGTTATTAGTAGAAGGTACTAAATTTATCAGCCGTACAATGTACGCCCTGTACGAGCTAGACAACCCCGTAAAATTTACAGAAGATGCGGCGCTTGCAGTTGTGGTTGTGATGAGCGTAGTTGGCGACGATGCAACAGAAGCCCACACAGGAGCACTAGAACCCGCGCTCTGAAGAAATTGTCCAGCCGTACCCGCCGCTGTGTTTGCGTAGGTTGTCCCGTCGCCGTACGTTACGCCGCCAGCCGTGGGTGTGTTTGATCCATCAATTACTACTGGCATGTTTTACTCCAATGCTTGAATTTGGGCTGACAGGGCGTTGAGTTGCGCAAGCAGTTGTTCTTTGGTTAGAGGCACAACCGCCGCAATACTTGCCGCCTCAGCCGCAATGTCAGCTTCACGCTGTGCAATCTCTGCTGGTGTAGCGTCACGAACAACGCCGTTTTCAAGTATTTTCATGATTTTGCAATCCCATAAAGTCTAAAAGTTCCGCTGCTTATATTTCCTGTAGAAAATTGAATTCTAAGGCCAGTCACAACTGCTCCTGTATTTGATACGCCAAGCAATTGCTGCAAAGCAAATTGGTCAGTAGAATTTCCAATTGAGCCAACAGTACCCATTAGTGCTGGAACTCTAGCTGTAGCTGAATTTACAGCCATTAAATATAAATTTCCTCTCCATTTTGTGTCGGTAGTTGAAGCATTTGGGGAGTTTGCACTTATACTAGCTTCGTTGGTACTTGTTTGTGACGTGTAGGTGTTGCCGGGCACAACAGATGAAGTTGCTCGAGAATATCCGTCAAGAGTAAAGGATCCCGATTGACGCAATTTAAACCGCAGAGTGTCGCCAGCAGCAGATTGTGTAACATTTTCAAATAGTAGTTGATAGTCATCATACGTTGAGTCAATACCGGATGTGAAATCAACAGAAGCAACAGCAGTCGAAACTGTTTGGCTGGAAATAAAAACCAATGCGGATCCGGCAGGGGTAGTCCAAGTAGGCGCAGCGCCTGTACCCGCAGAAGTCAACACTTGACCATTAGTGCCGTAGCCGGGGGTTGAGCCTACACCTATTGAGCCATTTGCGGCTAAAGTAATAGAAGGCGTTGTGCCGTTAACTTGAAGTTGTAGTGTGCCGTCCGTGTTGCCGGTGCTTACTAGCGCCGTGCCGGATGTGGTTCCTGCTGCAATCGTACTCATATGATTTCCTTAAATTACAACCCAGCGCTGGCCGGAAGAAACTGTGATGGCGTAGCCGCTTGAAATGGTCATTGGGCCGACGGAAAAACCGTTCTGCCCAGAAGCAATAGTGTAGTTGGTAGATATTACATCGTTGTTGACATAAATGCCACCTCCAGCCGCCGCGCCTGTGCTTGCCCAACTTGCGGTTGACCCGTTTGTTGTCAGGTATTTACCTTCATTACCCGTCTGGCTTGGAAGACCTGTTACAGCATCTGACCAAGTAGGCACACCAGCGGCAACTGTTAACACTTGACCAGAACTACCAATTGTTCTTTTTGACAAAGTGTTTGTGGCCGACGCATAGACCATATCGCCGGTGGAATATGTAGACTGCGCTGTTCCACCGTTTGCAGCAGGCAAGGTTCCCGTGACGTTTGTCGCTAAATTAACAAACGTTGTAGACGTGGTTCCTGTACCGCCGTTAGCGATTGGCAAAGTTCCGGTGACGTCAGAAGAAGCAAGGTTGATCGGGCCACCCGTAATCTTGACAAAGTCAGAGCCGTTCCAAGCCACAAGTGCTTTGTTGCCTGCTGTTACTGTGATACCTGCTGTTGGGCCTGTTATACCGCGAATGACTACAGAGCCTGTGCCGGCGTTGATAAGAATGTATGCTTTGCTACGGTTGGGGGCCGAAATATTTCTGGTGTTTGCGCCATTGCTGGCAGTCCACAAAATAACTGCACTACGTGCTTGATTAGCCACGCCATCTGTAGTACTCAGCGTAACGTCAGCGTCTGCACTTAAAGTGGTTGTTCCTGCAACCGCAGAGTCAAGCAATGAGGTGATTGCGTCATTGACTGTCGTGCCCCATGTGCCGTCTAGGTCTCCAGTAGTTGGCAGTGCCAAGCCAAGAAGAGGGGAGAAGGTAGTTACCGCCATAATAATCCTTTACAAAACAAGCCATCGTTGGCCACTACCAACAGTGAAAGAAGAGCCTGAACTAATGGTAACCGGGCCTACACTCATACCATTCTTGCCGGGTGTCATTGTAAATGTGCCAGTTAGAGTTGTGTAGTTTTCTTGCACAGCACCCGTGCCGTTGGCGAACGCGGCCATCGTGGAAGGATACGTAACAAACACATCTTTTGTACCCGCTGAAAAACTCAGTGCAGAAGGCTGTGTACCCGAACTATTAGAAAAAACTGTGGTACGCGCCAATGTTGTACCAGAAGAAGTGTACGTGCCAATACCTACTTCCCACTCATTACTTGACTGCCCAGCAATCGTATAGTACGTTGTGTTTGCGTTACCAATAACCGCAAACGACTGAAATCCGGTAACTGCTCCTGCAAGCGTAATTGTTCCCGTACCAGTGGTTGTGGTGGTTTCTTTTACACGGTCAGCTATAACAAAAGCCATACTTTATCCTTATACAATCATTGGGACATTTTGCCAGTCCGAATCAGTAGCATTATCAAGGTTTTGCCACCCAGCAGATTGCGTATCAACTATATTTTGCCAGTTTGCGGCTTCGCTGTCATCAATTAACGACCAATAAAATATTGCCATATCACCCACACGCCCCATGGCTTGGTTACCCGTGATGGCAACTAAACGCTGACCAAGTACTGTACCAGCACTGCCTGTAGCAGAAACACTTGTCAAACCAATAGTTTTAGCAGTCGATACGGTACCAACTACGCCTGTAGCCGCAACACCAGAAATGGCCACTGTGATGTCAATACCAACAGAGCCAACTTCGCCTGTACCGATAACTCCGTCTTCACCCTCTGCCGAGTTAGGAACAACAGAGCCAACTTCACCTGTGGCTGACACACCTGTAAGTTCCGCTCCCTTGCCTCCAACTACTGTACCAACGTCACCTGTAGCAGATACACCAGAAAGTCCTACTGAAGCCGACTTACCAACAGAGTCAACCGCGCCCGTAGCAGATACACCCGTCAGGGTAACTGAGTAAGAATTACCAACAGAGCCAACAGCGCCTGTAGCAGATACGCCAGTCAAACCAACTGTGCGAGAGCTACTAACTGTGCCAACAGCACCCGTACCAACAACACCATTCTCTTGTACGGAAGAGCTATCCAACACAGAACCCACAGCACCCGTGGCAGACACGCCAGTCAGGGCAACAGAGCGAGAGCTACCGACCGAGCCAACCTGACCCGTACCAACAACACCGTCTTCACCAGCAGAAGTTGAGTCCGCAACCGAGCCAACTGCGCCTGTAGCAAATACACCTGACAGAGCAAATGAAACCCCGCCGTTAGAAACAGTGCCCACGGCTCCCGTGGCGGATACGCCAGTTAAAGCAACTGCGCGGGAGCTACCAACTGAGCCAACCTGACCTGTACCTACAACACCATCCTCTTGTGTAGAGTTGCTCTCAGTGACATCGCCAACTGCGCCAGTAGCTGTAACGCCTGTCAAAGCAACAGTACGAGCACCGATGGCAACCGAGCCAACTTGCCCCGTAGCGGACACGCCCGTAAGAGCGATTGAATTGACTGGGCTAACTGTACCCACTGCGCCTGTAGAAGATACGCCTGTGATAGCCCGTGAGTAACTTACAGAGCCAACTTGACCGGTAGCTGAGACACCGTTCTCTGCGACGGAGATATTTATACCAACAGAACCTACCGCGCCTGTAGCCACAACGCCAGACAACGCCACAGAAACTGCGCCAACGCTGATTGTTCCAACTTGACCCGTAGCCGACACGCCTGTGATGGCAACAACTCTGGACGAGCCTACAGAACCTACTGCACCCGTGGCTACAACACCGTTCTCTTGTATGGAGGTGCTATCGAGTACGCTACCCACCGCGCCTGTAGCGGATACGCCCGTCAGGGCAAATGTTCTAGCTCCAACAGCAACTGAGCCAACCTGCCCCGTGGCAGATACGCCTGTGATGGCGCGTGTATAAGAAACTGATCCGACCTGACCTGTAGCAGATACGCCGTTCTCGGCTACAAAGAACGCTACGCCAACAGAACCAACACTGCCTGTAGCAGACACACCTGTGATGGCCAAAGAACGCGCGCCAACCGCAACAGATCCAACTTGGCCCGTGGCAGATACACCAGAGATAGCAACTGAGCGAGAGGAGCCAACCGATCCAACAGCACCCGTAGCTACAACACCGTTCTCTTGTACGGAAGAGCTATCAGAAACAGAACCTACGTTACCCGTAGCTGACACACCTGTCAGAGCAAATGACCGAGCACCAACCGCAACAGAACCTACTTGACCTGTAGCAGATACGCCTGACAGTGCTCGTGTGTAAGAAACAGAACCTACCGCGCCCGTAGCGGAAACACCACTCAGAGCAACTGAAATTGTTTTACCCAGCGATCCAACTGTGCCTGCAGCCGCTACGCCAGAGATTGCAACAGTACGTGCAAGGCTAACTGAGCCAACTTGACCCGTAGCGGCTACGCCGTTTTCTGCAACTGAAATTGTTTTGCCTACAGTACCAACAGCGCCAGTAGCCGCAACCCCATCTTCTTGTTGAGAACTACCATCAAGCAAATTGCCTACGTTACCTGTGGCGGATACGCCAGAAATAGCAACCGCCCTAGAAGAACCAACAGAGCCAACCGCGCCGGTAGCCGCTACACCAGATATTGCCCGAGTAAAAGAAACAGAACCAACAGCACCCGTTGCGGATACGCCGTTTTCTGCTACTGAAATTGATACCCCAACAGAGCCTACGGCTCCTGTGGCAGATACGCCGTTCTCGGCAACCGTAATGGACTTACCAACAGAGCCTACAGCGCCCGTAGCAGACACGCCTGTGATGGCCACAGACTGCACAATCGAGGGGCTCATCGAGCCTACTGCGCCTGTAGCGGCTACGCCGTTCTCTGCGACTGTGATGGACTTACCAAAAGAGCCTACAGCACCCGTAGCGGCATTACCAGAAAGGGCTTTAGTAATTGACTTGCCAACAGAACCTACCGCGCCGGTGGCGGACACACCTGTAATTCTTTGGCCGCCAACAACAGAGCCTACCGCGCCGGTGGCTGAAACGCCATTTTCTGCGACTGTTATGGACTTGCCAACCGAGCCAACGTTGCCGGTAGCAGCAACGCCAGAAAGGGCAACAGTACGTGCCCCAACCGCAACGGAACCTACTGCGCCTGTAGCCGCTACACCGTTCTCAGCGACGGTTCTGGATGACCCAACAGTGCCTACTGCGCCAGTAGCTACAACGCCATTTTCTTGGGCAGTTGTGCTGTCAGAGACATTCCCAACGTTACCTGTGGCGGATACGCCTGTCAGTGCAACAGTGCCGCTCTTCGTAAAGCCAAGAGTACCTACCGCACCGCTTGCGGCTACACCATTCTCAGCAACGGAAACCGCTACGCCAACAGACCCAACAGAGCCTGTGGCTGAAACACCGTTCTCGGCGACTGAAAAAGTTTTACCGACAGACCCGACTGCGCCTGTGGCTGAAACGCCGGTAAGCGCGATGCTTCGCGCCCCGACTGCAACTGACCCTACCGCACCTGTGGCAGATACGCCGTTTTCAGCAACGGAAGTTACTTCCGTGACTGAGCCTACCGACCCCGTGGAGGATACGCCGGTAAGCGCAACGACTACCGTCTGCCCCGCAAGCGAGGCGAACGGCGCTTCGGCAAATGCGGAGATGCCAAACATGGATTAGTCGGCGAGTTACCCCGCCGTTCCTAGTTAGGCAATACGGATCAGGCCAGTACTTGCGTCGTTGGTTGGCATTGTCAAAGTGAACGTACCAGCGGTCACAGTCTGTGAACCAAAGGTATGAACGCTAACTGCCTTGTTAGTCTGCGTGTTGTTGTAAATCAACACGGCATCAAACGCTGTAGACAAAGTCACGTTTGTGTACACCAAACTTGCAGAAGAAGTCCAGAACGCGGTTGTGCCACTTGTTGAAGGGGGAGTACCGTTGGTAACGTTGATACCGCC